TGTAGATTTCCAAAACAATCCATTCGTACAGAAACGTAACGATATTCTAAGATATGAATACGGTCTTCTTACAACTGGAACACAAGCAGGAGATGGTTCAGTACCGCAAGGTGTGGTAAAATATGAAGGATATACTTTTGAACTTCATACTTACGCAGAAGAATTTATTAATCCTGACACTGGTTTGTCTCAGATGTTTATGGACCCAAAAGGTATGATTATGCGGCCTTCAACAGTTGACATGAAAATGTTCTATGCAGGAATAAGCGTACCAGCAGGAAACGGGTTCTACAAACTACAGAAAGGTAAACGTGTGACATACATGTACAATGACGACGAATTATGTCAAACAAAATTTGGATTCAAAACACGTCCACTTCCTATATTGAGAAGACCTAATGAAATTGTTTTCGCTAAAATTGCCAACTAACAATGAAGACAGGAACGGTAAAAACATCATCTCTCCTTTGCCCGAAGCGTAAAAAGCTTCTGGCATTCGGTGAGAGCGTTACGGACGCGGATGTAGAAAATTTCGATGAGCTGGTTGAAGCAGGGTTTATAGAAGTAGAAACAATAGAACCTGTAAAGGAAAAGCCTGTAAAGGAAAAAACTGAAAAAGACAAATAGAAATGGACGGACGATTGCTTGAACTAGCCCGTGGAGTTATCAAAAGAGTTGTTTTCAACTCAGATATGTTCACTACAGATATAACCATAACTGACAAAGAAGGTGAAATATACGCGGTAAAAGGACTTGCAATCGTCCATTCTATTCTTAATGACTTAGACGGTACAGGCAAATTTCAATCACGGGGAGATACCAGCTCAATAACTTTTGTAGAATCAGACCTAACAGATTTAGGAGCGGTTACACGAAAAACAGACGGTACATTCTCTATGAGCGGATGGCTTGCTACATTCACTTTGCCTTCGGGAGACTTTGATGCAATAATCAGTGAGACATTACCAGATTCAACGCTTGGTGTTATACGTTGCTTAATAAATGTTTATGGCGAAGATTGATATAATACTTGCAGGCGACAATTCATTCATCAAAGTACGCAAACGGATAGCGGCAATATTAGCGGATGAGTTCGCCAATCAAAAGGCTCTCATCAATGCTTACAAGACAGCAAATCCAACGCTTGACCATGCGAACTTAGATTTCATTCTGTCTTGCATTCCTAGTAGGATTTACGATGAACGGATGACACGGTTCAATGAAGACGAACTCGACCCGAATACATGTATAAATATAATGTTTTCGACCAATCCAAATGCAGACGTTATAAGTGCATCACACCAAATAGGGATGTCATACTTTGCTATCGAAGGATGGGCAAAGAGTAAAGCTACTGCCGAAAACACCAGCGGTCAAATGTCATTCTACAGGCTTCATAAAATGTTGGGAATGGCTTCTGCAATATTGATGAACCCTGTTTATAGGTTCTTAGGATTCGAGGGGGCAGGGTGCATTGTTGGCAGACATGACGCTACAGAGATAACTATCCAGAATCCAGAATACGGGGCTGAATCATCACCATTTATTACAGTAGGATCTTTCTTTGACAAAGTGAAAATAATTGATAATCACGAAAGTTCCACATTGACAGGGTTGATTGCTGGTATTGATACCAATATGAAGACTGACAAATACGGGAATACTTATTTTGAAACAAATTTTTAAAAACAAAACAAATGGCAATATCATCAGCAATAGATTTTGACAGAGTAGCGGCGGTTGCCGGATATGCTGTTGAAATATCGCAAGAGGGTGTAAAGGCGGGGAACTTGCCCCAGCGGATACACATATACGGCGAAAAGTCTTCGGACAAACAAACTGCTCCGGTGTATCTTGACACAACATCTTGCGATGCTGTTGGAAAGGCATTTGGGTATAACTCACCGCTTTACGCTATGGCCAGAATATTGCGCCCAAAGAGCGGAAGCATTCTTGGTTCTATACCTACAGTATTCTATGCAATTGATGAAGCGGTCGGATCGGTGGCATACTCGAAAGAGATTGACATTACAGGAACAGCATCGGCAAACAAAACCCATTATCTTAAAATAAACGGACGTTTGGGAATTGATGGGATACCTTATGCATTCAATGTAGTGGCAGGAGATACTGGTTCTGTAATCGCGCAGAAAATGGTTGACTGTCTAAACAAAGCATTAGGTTGTCCGATAAAAGGTTCGGCAGCTACAGCGACATTCAAAGGAACTGCTGGGTGGAAAGGAGTAACGTCAAATGAAGTTACGTTTTCAGTTGAAACTGATGGAGATTCAGTAGGCATTACGTACGCTACTGGAGATATTGTTGCTGGCTCTGGTGTAGGCTCACTTGCTACAGCACTTCCATTAATGGGTGATATGTGGACTACACTTGTAGTAAATGGCCTTAGTAATTCCACAGGAGTTCTTTCATACTTAGAGTCATTCAACGGAAACATCGTATCAAAAACAGGACGATACAAAGCCGATGTTTGGAAACCGTTTGTTGCATTCACAGGAACTGATAAGGACACTCTATCTGATCTTGAAACAGCTTTTGGTGATAGAGGCGAGGAAATGACAAATTGTATTATTTCAGCTCCTAATTTCCAAAACTTCACTTTTGAAACTGCCGCAACTGCTGCATATTACTACGGTAAGATAGCACAGAATGCTCCAGCAGAGGACGTGTATGGAAATAAAGGCTACAATATTTGGTCTGAATTGGTGCCGCCTGACGATATGGTTATCGGTGACTTTGAAGACTCAGATATGCAAGACCGTATTGTAAAAGCAGGATTCAGCACCATGAAAATCACAAACAAAAAGTTTGAGATACTTAACATGGTAACGACCCGCAACGTGCCGGAACAAAGTCAGACTGACATGGATTACCGCTGGGTGAGAAACCTTATGGTTATATTCAATCTCAAATATTCACACAAGTATCTTGCAGACATTTTTGTGAAAGGAAAGATTATCACTTCAAACACAAATCCGTTCCCACCTAAAAACTCAATCAGCCCGAACAGATGGCAAACAATTCTCGAATTGAGCTATTTTCCGCCGCTGATCGAAAGAGGGCTGATTAATGGATATTCTGACTTGCAAGTAGGTATCGGAGAAACAAACCCGAATAGGTTTGAAGATGCTTACACGGCATACTTAACAGGGATAGCGCGTGTTCAAAGCACAAACATATCTGTTTCAACACGAGTTACAAACACAGCAATAGCATAAGATATGAGCGATATAATAGCAGGTGATTACATCTCAGTAGTAGCGGATCATCCCTCATTAGGCCAGTTTGTTTACGAGCAAAAATCTGGTGGAGAAAACAAACTTACTCCGGGCGGTTTGCTGTCAAACTCAGACGATGCAGGCGTAACGAATGCAGGCAATCTAATTCGAGTGTTTAACCGAAAGCGCGGAAAGTACAGTCTTGAAGTTGCTCTTTCATCAGGGTGTGAAAAGTACACGGTTGACACTAGCAGAGACAAAGACCTAACCATTTACACGCTTACAAAAGCAGATGGGACGTTTGTAAAAGTACAAGGATTCCCAGCTGGTGATATGCAGTTCGACTATCAAAGTGGCACGTTCACGTTGAATATCGAAGGTAGAGAAGTAAAATACACATAAAAATATAGAGGGGTAGAGCGACACACGATACCCCTCTTTTTTAAAACACAAAAAACGAAATTAAAAATGAAAAAGACTACAGTAAAGTACGACAGAGAAACAGCAATCGGTTTTTTGAATGACTTCTATGATAAAATAGGAGTAGAAGAAGAAAACAGGAATGATGCAAATATGAATGATGTTGAGAAAGCAAAACTAGCATCATTGAAAGCAAGCGGTGCATCTGAACAAGAAATTGCAGACTTCACAGAGCGTTGCGATGTTGACCGAGAGAAAGTAATTACCGCTATCCGAAAGGGTAAAATCACATTTGATGAAAACGGAGATATTGTTCAGAAACTTGATTATCCGATTTGCATAGACGGATCGGTTGTTTGCGATGAATTGAAATATAGCTCAAAACAATACACTGTCCGTGAAATTGACCTTTCAATGCGCGGAGTGAAAGATGAAACAAGCATTCAGCGTTTCATTCGCATGATACATCTTCGCACTGGTGTAATGAGAACACACCTAGAGCAAATGAAGCAAAGGGATGCCGACGTAGCAAACCTTATCGAAATGCTTTTTATGATGCCCGACATGCCTCTAAAATAAGCATAAGGGCAAGCGTATCATATTTAAAGTACGCATCCATAAATCACGGTTGTACTTATGAGAAAGTGCGCGAATACCTAGATTCATGTATTGCAGCAATTGGAATTGAATTGGGCTACAAACCAAACGAAATATTAGACCTAGAATGCCACGGTATAGATTACCGTGGCATTGATTGGTGGATCGAACAAATAAAGAAACGCAATGGCAGCTAAGACAGAAGCATGGACATACTTTAGGGCGAAAGACGATGGGTTTACCATGACATTGGAACGCATGGAAAAAAAGACCAGTGATTTTTCCAAAAAGTCAAAAAAGAATATTGACAAAGTTTCGTATTCTTTCAAAAAACTTCGCTCTGATATTAGCTCCATGAGTGGAAGTCTTGGCAATATGCCTTTGATAGGTGGTTTAGGTGCTGCTGGAATATATGCAACTGGCAAAACCGCACTTGAAAAATTCGCAAGCAGGGAGGCGCAAGAAACATCAATAAAATTCCTTTCTAAAACAGAAGAGGAAGGAAAATCAAATCTTGCATTTCTGAGAAAATTATCGAATGATTATGGTGTAGAATTTGGCGGTATGCTTGACGGTTACAAGCAATTGAAAGCCAACATGAACATGATGGATATTGCGCCGGAAGAACAAAATGCTAAGTTCAAGAAAATATCTGCAGCTATCCGTGTAATGGGATTGGACGCTCAACAATCCGGATCGGTGTTCTACGCATTCAGTCAAATGATGAGCAAAAACCAAATTCAGGCACAAGAGCTCAAGCTGCAGCTGGCGAATGTTTTTCCCGCGGCGGTTCCTATTTTGGCAAAATCTATGGGTGTTAATGTGAAAAAACTTAACGAGATGCTTGACGCTGGTGCAATCTCATGGAAAAAATACGGAGACAATTTTATCAACTTTATGTATGATAACGTAAAGAATGGAATACCTAATGCCGTGAACACTATTTCGGCAGGATTGGCACGGGCGAGTAACACATGGGCTGATGCGTGGGTGAATATGGGTAATGCTATTGCTTCATCAGGTGTATTGGATTTCGTTACAGAAATTGGAACTGAGCTAGGTAATTGGGCGAAAGATAACAAAGAAATGATTTCATCGACCATTAAAGGCGGTGTTGATTGGGTGAAGGGAGCTTTCCAGTGGGGAGTCGAACATAAAGAAGAAATTGGTTCGTTGCTGAAAGGGATAGGATTATTCATTGTTGCTGTTAAGACTGCAAACTTAATGATGATGTTTACGAATCCGATAGTTGCTGCAGCTGCAGGATTGGCATTAGTTGTTGCAGCAATAGACCAAGCTTTAGCAGGAATTGAGAAAGCAAATGCTAAAGAAAAAGCAAAAAAAGAAAAAAAAGGAAATACTGGATATGGAGCATTAGAGTCTTTTGTGTTAGGAGGTAAGAATACACTGAAAGGTGCATGGAATATAACACCGTTTGGAGGCGACCCAATAAAAGGATTATCTCAAATAACAGCAGGAACATCACAAATGGCATTGGCTACAGTACAGAGTGCTGCGTTATTAAATGAAACTGCTGTAAAAAAAGGATGGGGATATGAACAGCCAAAAATATCAGACAATTTAGGTAGAGCATCAATGAAGTTTGAAAAGTGGTTGAATCCTTTAGATTTCAAACCAGAAATGGACGCGGTTAACCCAGAAAATTATTTGTTGAATAGGCAGTTCCCAAAAGAAAACGTGTCACGAGACCCAGAAATGCAACCTTCTATCAATGATATGATGAGAATGTGGGCTGATGCTATGAGAAATGTAACGCAAGTAGTTACTGTAAATAACGATAATGTTGCAGTAGATTATTCATACGGAGGTGCAATAAAACCACAATAATGATAAACATATCACTATACGATAACGGACAGGGCGGACGGGTTGAAACAAAGGGCGTAAACCCTGTAATCACAAGAAGCCTATACACCGAGATATACATTGCGCTATTCGGCGGACAGACAGAGAAAGTAACGACTTCAACGCCTGACACCAAAAAGATAGAAATTGGATGGTTTGGAAATAAGCCCGGAAACGAAAGACGCTGGGTAAATTCTCAGACAGAAGCTATTCTTTCTGGAATGGTAATCACGCCTACTAACATATCGAAGCTGGAGAACGCCATAGCAAGCGATTTGAAGCAGTTAAAGAAGTACGGTGAAACAACATACACCGTGAACGTTCCGAAGCCAAACAGGATAGATATAAGTGTCAAAATGGTTGGTGACAATAAAGAGTATCAGTTCGTATGGGACAATACGATGAAAGAAGTGATTATATCCTCTAAAGTAAAAGTATAATGGCACAGGAAATACGAACCGAATCTGAGATATACAATGAGCTGATGAGTCTAACAGCTCAGGAGCTTGGTGTGACAGTAGATGAATTAGGCCAGCAATACCACGTAGAAAATACGGTGCTTGCAAACCAGATGTGGATAGGAGACTTGAAAATTTCGCGTGTGCAAGAAAACCTATATCCAGACTTATCGGAAGAAACGGTATTACTGAGACAAGGACAAATGTGGCTTCAAAGAAGCCCTGCAAAAGCGGTGCAAGGATTGTATTCAGTGAAAGTGTATAGCT